CAGCAGCACCACCGCGCCATCGTCCTGCGGCTCGCGGTTGCGGATGGTGTAGGTAGTGCCCGAAATCACCAGCGTCTTGCCCACGCCCGCCGCCGGCACGTCGGCGGCCTTCGCCAGGGCGACCGGATTCACCGACGCCACCCCGGTCAGCGCCTCGATGTAGGCGTTGTCGAAGATCACGTTCACCGTCGCCGAGGCGTCGTACGTCGCGGCAAGCGCGAAATCGTCGGTGTCGAAAAACACCGTGAGGTCTTCGGTAAAGGCCATCGCTATCGCGCGAACAAGCCGCCGACGGCCTGCGCCGCAGCCTTGGCTTTGCTGCGCACCGGCGGCGCTTTCTCGGGCAGCAGTTCAGCGTAGCCGTTTCCGATCAGCCAGTCGCGCAGAGTGCCGTTTGGCGTGATGACATCGCCAACGCGATAGTTCTGCCAGGCGAGTTTGATGCGGACTTTTTTAAGAATGCCGGCCATGATCAGTTCGCCACGACGAGAGCCGCTGCTTCGAACCGCGCCTCGACTTCGGCCAGCCGCACTTGCAGGTTGGCGATGACTTTCAGCACGCTGTTGCCCTCGTCCGCCGTCGCGAAGCCGAAGCCGGTGTTTTGCACGAGGTCCTGCAGCGCGTAGTCCGGCGTGCTCGGCGCGGTATGCGTGATCGTGGTCAATTGCGCGGTCAGCGCAGCGCCCTGGGTGCCATCGGCTTTGATGGCGGCGCCGGCCGCAAGGTTGAGTACCCCCCCGCTTTCGATGTGTATACGCCCGCCGGATTTGACTTGGATGACGCCGCCGTCTTCGACGATAGTCGCATCTCCACCCATGCCAACGTGCACTTTTTCGGTCATGATTTAGCTCCTTTGATTTGCCGCGACAATCGGATTCGGATGCGCCGAATGGTCATAGCGTTGTTCGATTTCAGCGGCCGTGGGCAACGGACCGGGACACTCCTCAAAGCCGACCACCGACAACATCCCGCCCCTGTGCTTGAGTTTGACATTCAGCGTGTCATAGCCGTAGAGCCGCTCCGCCTGAGTGTTGCAGGCGTCCATCAGGCTGGATTTCTGCGGCATCGCGAGTTTGATCCCGCGCGACCCATGACTGCCCCCAGCCGTGGCCCGGCCTAGCCAGAATTCGACGCAGGCGCGTCCTTTTTCCGCGTCGTGCGAATGCGCATAGGTGAAATCCATACCGAACAGCGTCAGCCTCTTGACGCCCAGGTGGACCGCGTAAGCAATGGCGTAGGCCACCGTCGAATTGAAATATGCGAAATTCTGGCTTGCAACCACGGCCCTCAATGGAAAATTAACGAGCCCCGGGTAGTCAGGATGCGCACGGCTGGTAATAATTGGGCCGGGGTGCGTCTTCATCCATTTCAGCATCGAGGCGATGTTGCCGTCCGGCGCGGCCGCGGCGCGGATCTCCTGAATGCGCACGTCGTCCATGTGGAAAATGCGGTCGCACACAAATGTGTCGCCGATCGCGTTAATACCCCACGTTTCGTCGCAGAACTTGCGGCGGCCACCCACGCGCTTGACCAATTCAAGATAACTCGACGCCGAGGGCCCCAGCGCGACGATGGCAACGTGCGCCGGCGTCACCGCGGGCGGCGCCATCGGGACCAGTTTCATGCGATCGAATCCCATGCAATGTTTCCACATTGCCCGTTGAAATTCTGCGCGACCGGCAGCGGAAAATATTCAGCCAGCCGCTCGATGTCGCCGGCGTCCATCGCCAGCGCCGGCAGCACAGCCCGCGCTTTGCGCACGATCACGGTGATGTTGTAGCCATACACGCCTACGCTGGCGCGGCGGCAATCGAAGCCGGCCAGGATCAATCGATACAACAGCAGACCCTCGTTCCACAAGGAAACATGACCGCCGACGATAGCGTGCTTCGCCGGCGGTACCGTGACCGCCAGCACGCCGTCGTCGCGCAGATCGGTGAAACATTTCCGGAGAAACATTCCGACGTTGGGCATGTGCTCCAGCACATGGCTCGCCCAGATCCCGTCGACCGGCCCCAGCCTGGTGTCCATGTAATCGCCCACGATATCGGCGGGCGGGCGTAGCGATACGCTTGTTACATTCATCCCGGCAAGCCGCAATGTGCTGGCCTGCTCGTTGTCTCCACATCCGATGTCGATCACCGTAAGGACATCGGACATTCGGCAGAATCGATCCAATGCTTCATGTGCGAACATGATTTCTCTCACCAGAAATTAGAATGGTGGGGGTTACGGTTCCCCCGACGCGCAGGGTGAGCTGCGCGCCCGTATCCGCTTACGGGTTGACGACCGGCGCGCCGTCCGGCGTGTGCAGGATCGCCGAGGCCGCCACGATGCCGGCGGTCGTGGTCCCGGTACCGTTAAGATCGAGCCGCAGGTAACGCTTGTTGCCCTTGTAGCCGAGCCGCTTCGTCACCAGCTTGTTGACGCCCGAGACCCGCGCCGTGGCGCTCGCGAGCGTGCCAGCCAGTGCCTCGGTGCCAAGCAGATCAGTGTCTGCCACCGAAGCAAGCGCGCCAGTAGCGTCTCCCTCATACAACGTCGGCAGGAGATTACTGCCGGTCGTCGTGACGGCGCCGAGCTCGATCAGAAATTCGACCCCGCCGTAACCTTTGCGGTCGATGACCCGGCCGGTGATAACGCCGGTGGCACCCAGCGTAACCGGCGCAACCGCCAGCACCTGTTTGATGTTCTCATGCAGATTTTTCATGTTCGTATTCCTTGGATGCGATCGGAGTGAAAAAGGCCGCCCGCAGGCGGCCTTCGTCAGTAGCGATCAGATGGGGTGATTACGCTGCGTCGCCGTAGAGCGCGGCAACCGGGCCTTTGGCGGTGGCGCTGCCGAGGTCGTGGTTGACGATCTGGAAGCGCTCGTGGGCGAGCACGCCGACCTGCAGTTTCTCGGCGTAGCGCTCGCGCAGGACCTCGACCATGATGCCGCGGCGGTCGCCGAAGCTGGACGACTGGCTGAAGTCGCCGAACAGCGCCATGACCTTGGCGTCGAGCGTGGTGGTGACTTTCGGCATGATCTCCGAGGAGTTGACGTCGTAGCCGAGGTAATTCGACCGCGGCCGGCCTTCGAGCGTCTGGATGGTGTTGCCACCCGCCGCCGCCTTAAGCCGGTTGAATACAACGTTGTCGAAGAGCTTGGAGCACACCCATTGCGGGTTGAGCCCCGCGAAGTCCGCCACGCCGCCCATGACGTTCGTGATGTCCGTGCCGTCGATCTCGGAGAAGAGATCGTGCGGGACCACCGCGGCGATCCGCGATGCGTAGGCCGTCGCCTCGAACAGGGTGATCAGCCCCTGCATGCCGCCGTAGGCCGAGGTGCCGTCACCGACGAGCCAGCACTGGTCCTCTTTCTGCGAGAACGCCCAGGCCATTTCCTGCGCCAGATCGTCGACCACGTCGATGATGCTGTCTTCCTCGAGGTTTTTGCTGATCAGCGACAGGGCCGCCAGCGTTTTCGCCACGAGGTTGACGTTGCCCCACGACTTGTCGGACGCCGTGATGCCGGCATTGTCTTCCTCGACGAAGTAGGCGGTGATGCCGCCCGTGCGTTTCGGCACCGATTTGGTGTCGCTCGCCATCGCACGCCGGCGGGCAAGACGCCGCGCCAGGCCGTAGGCTTCACGCAGGTCGATGATGGACTGCTCCATCTCGTCTGGCACGATGTAGCCGCCGGCCGAACCGACGCCGGTGGTCATGACGCGCTGCTCGACCACGATGCCGCGCTCATTGCACCATTTCGCCGCCTTGCTGCTCTGGCCGATAGTGGCCAGCAGCCACTGCCCGGCGCGATAGGCGCATTCGATCGGCTCCATTTTCGAGCCGTCGCTGTAGATCAGCGGCTGGGTGAAGGACCGCAGCTTCTGGCCGCGCAGCAGCAGGTGGCGCGCACCGTCGCCGTACTGCATGTCCGCCGGCTGCGCGGTATGCGTCTGTTTTTGCTGGCCGCGCTGTTTCTCGAACATACGCAGCTTGAAGGTATCGACCGTCGCTTTCGCGTCTTTGATCAGTTCGCGCGCAACCTCGAGGCCGCCCTGGTCCTTGAACTCGTCGCCGGCGGCGAGGAGGTCATTGACGCGGGCCTGTTCGCGGGCCTGCACCTGTTCGGGCGTATTGGCGGCTGCGGCCAGGCGCGCAGTTTCCGCGTCCGCCTTGGCCTTGAATTCGGCCTCGACCTTGGCGCGGGTCGCGGTTTCGATTCTTGCAATTTCTTCCTTGTCCATGTCGGACTCCTGTTTGGTTGAGTTGGTTACTGCGGATTCATGCGACCGGCCCACACCGACCGTGGGGTCGGCAGGCACCGGGACCAGCGAGCCTTCCAGCGGCTCCCAGTCGGTGACGCGGTAGGTGCTGACGTCTCCATCTTGTTTTTCCAAGATCAAGGCGTGGATCAGGTAGCCCACGGACGCATTACGGCGGATGCCATCGAGCACGTCCTGCCAGATTTCCTCCGCCCGCTGGCTGCGCCCGAAGCGCGCCAGGATGCGAAGTTTCTTGTCAGAAGTGATCTCGTAGCTCTCCACCACGCCGACCTGGTCGGCAGTGTCGTGGCCTACCAACAACGGGGCCCCCAGCTTGAGCCGCGCGTCGCGGATCGATTGTTTGCCCATGTCCAATACTTCGATACCCCACCACCGCTCATACGGCTCCTCGGAGGCGATCGACAGATAAGCGGTGCGCGCGGCCTTGTCGAACGTGTCGCGCTCAACAACGAAGGTGCGCTCGACTTTCGATCCGCGCAGCTGCGCCAGGCGCTGTTCTGTATCCAATTTGCGGAAGGCCGTGATCTCGACTGACGACGCTTCAAGCAAATCGTCGATAACCGGCATTGGCTGCCGAACCGCTTTGCGGGCTGATCGTTTCATGGGGTCATTCTCCTTTTCATGCCGCGCGGCGGCGCGATTTATTACCGGCGGCGCTGTCACCAGATGCGCTGCCGTCGCCACCGGCATCTGCGCCGTCAGCCGGCGTGTCGGCCGCCGGGGTCGACGGCGCCGGCGTGAGGTCGATGCCTTTTTCGTCGGCGAGCGCCTCTTCCTGCGCAATCTCGTCGAAGGTATCCTCGATGTCGTCGCCCTGCTCGGCGATGGTGCGGGTGCGGCTTTTCAGTCTGGCCTCGATCGCCTCGATGTTGGCGCGGACTTCCTTCAGCGGATCGACCCAGGCCCAGCGCCGCGGCTGCCAGTAGACGTCGCGGTATTTGTCGAGCCGCGACGGGTCGAACGGCAGCGTACCGGCGAGCACCTGCGTCCTCAGCCAGTCGGCATACAGCGGCTCGTGCAGGTGCTCGATCGTAAAAGTTTGCAGCCCCATCCATGCGTCGCGCTCGTCGAGCTCGCCAATGCGCGCGCTCGAGTAGTTGACGCCTTCCAAGTCGTTGGCAAGGTTGTGGTACGCCACACCGACACCGGCGGAGATGCCGCGCAGGCAGGCCTTGATGAACGGCCCGATCGCGGCGTCCGGATACTTCGGATTCCAGCCGGTCATTTCATAACCAGGCGGCAGCACCGGGAACGAGCCAGGCTCGGCGTCGATCTGCGGGTTGCCCTGCGCGTCCTGGCTGGCGCTGTTGGCCAGGGTTTGGCCGCCGTCCGGCGACTGGATCACGCCCATCTGCGCGGCGCCGACGCGCGCAGCGATCACCGCCGCTTCCTCGAATGCGCCCAGGTGCACCAGGTTGAGCAGCGCGGCATAGATCCACGGAATGCCGCGCGACTGCTCGGCAAAGTCCGGAACGAAAAGATGAATGATCTCATCGGCCGGCACGCGCTCGGTCTCGTGCACATACCCGAGCTGCCATTGCGCCGGCTTGCGCTTGAGCAGGTGATACGCGAGCGGACGGCCGGTCGGATCGACTTCGACGCCCATGTGGATGGCGCCCCCGCCCTTGAGCTGCTCGTTTTTCATTTCCCACAGCCGGTCAACGTCGATGATCTGCAGTTGGTAGCCGTGGCGGCCGTAGTCGGGCCCGCGGTATTTGCGCAGCAGCAGTTCGCCATCGACCGCAAGACAGCGCACCAGCAGCCGCTGCGCGGTATTCCATGACCATTTGCCGGTCAGTTCGCACGCGCCGACACGGCCCCACGCCCCCCACTCACGCTCGATCGCCTTATTCGCCACCGTGTCGAGCTTGCCCGAGTTGAACTTGACTTTGGCCTGCAGCCGGAACGGCACCGGCCCGCAGACGTTGTCGACCACCATCTGCGCGAAACGTTTCGCGTAGGGGTTGTTCTGCGCCGCCTGGCGCGAGCGGGCCCGCAGCGTGCGCAACTGGTAGCGCAGCGTCGTGTTGATGAACTGCGTCTCGGAGGTCAACGCCGCGGTTAGCCGCGAATGGTCGGCCGCGGCAAAACCGGATTGCGCGCGCCGCGCCGGCGCATACCCCGCCCATTTAGCGATCGCGTCGAGGAGTTTCATTTCAGCCTCACCACGAGCCGCCCGCTGCCCTGGCCGTTGCGCGCGCGCTCGCCCTGCTCTTCGGCCCATACTTCACCGCGGTATTTGTCACGCAACGCCAGCAGATCGGCGACGGTCATGCGTTTCAGGCTGCGGCTGCCGATGGTGTACTCCTGCTGGTCGAGCGTCGCGCGGTTTTCGATCACCGCCTCGATGGCTTCGAGCGTTTTTTTGGCGTGGCTGCGGTCGTCGAGCGCGGCATCGGCGTTGTATTTCGGCAGCAGCCGGGCGGTGCCGCGGTCGACTTCATACGATTCGGTGCCCGAACTCGCCACCGCGACCCAGGTATAGTCGTCGGCGGTGTAGCCGGCGGTGGTCGACGCGGCGACGCTGACCGCATGCGCCGCGCCGTCGGCAGTGGCCACTACCGAAAATTTAGCGCCGGCAGGCGCCGCTTGCTTGAACCAGTAGGTCAGTGTCCAGGTCGGGGCGGGATAATCACTCAGGTCATCACGCCGCCAGGCCCAGGTCATCCCGGCCCGGATCTCGCGCGGTTCGGTTGTCGGCACGCTTGCGGTCATTGTCGTTGTCGGAATCCCGTTATCCAGTTAGGCCGGCTTACGCGCGGCCGCGCCACAGGTGAAGCCGGTGGCGCGGCATTCGCCTCGACGGCGGGTGCATTTGTCTGCACCGCCGGGGCCGGGGCTGCGTCGGCGCCTTGCTTGTCGGTCTCGCGTGTTGCGTCTTGCGTCTCTTCGACGACAGCGGCTGCCGGCGCGAAGAGGTCTTTCTGTTCGGGGTTCACCGCGCGTTCGAGCAGGTCCCAGTTCACGCGCTGCAGGCCGGCGTAGACCGCCACCGCGTAGCAGCCGATTTTCAGGTCTAGCGCTTCGTTGCGTTCGCGCGTCTTGATCCATTCGTTCCTGTCGACGCCGCGCACGCGACGCCGCACGAGCTTTTCTGCAGCGAGCTGCTCGAAGTATTCGTCGGGCAGGCCGCGCGGGAAGTGCTGGTAGCCGGCCCCCGGCTCTTCCATGTCGAGCCGCTTGTAGAGTCGTTCCTTCGAGGTGTCGGTGCCGATGTGCCACAGCTGCACGCCGCGCTTGATCTTCTGCCCGCGGTGGCTGATGTCGATCCACGCCGGCCGCCCCAGCACCGGCTTGCCGGCGCCGCCGTCGCCCTTGGTGGCAATCACGTGCTTGCGCGCCCAGGTGCGGCAGTAGTCGTAGACTTCCTGCGTAAGGTAGCCCGAGTCCACGCCCAGCGCGGCGATGCGCAGGGTGTTGCCGCCGGCGTGCGGGTAGGCCTTGTCGCGCAATTCAGCAAGCGCTTCCCACACCGATCCCGCGCCGCGTTTCGCCGGGTCGCCGTGGATCACCTGGTGGTCGATCAACCAGCATTCTTCGCCGCGGCCGTAGGCGTCGACTTCGACTTCAAGGCGATCGCCCTGGACGTCGACGAACGCGGTAAGCAGCAGTCCGCCCGCCGGCACTTGCCCTGTGGCATAGGCTTCGACGCGCTGCTTGAGCAGGTTGATCTTGGGCTGTTCGCCCTGGATTTCGTGCGCTTCGCCGAGCACGGTGTTGTTGAACACCTGCAGCAGTGATTCGCCGGTCTCTTCGTTGTAGCCGCCTTTGTCGGCTTCGATCTTCTGTGCAACGGCCTTGCGCCAGCTGAACCAGCCCAGCGGCGAATACAGCGCCGAGAGGTGCCAGGACAGCGGCCGGCGATAGCGCGGCAGGAAGCGCCGCGGTGCGCCGCCGAGCCGCGCCCAGATCGCGTGCGGGTGCGGGTCATCGTTTGCCAGCACTTCACCAATGCCCGGCGTTTCGTGGATCCAGCGGCCGCCTTCGAGCATCGCGGTCTTGTGGTGTTCGTCGATGCGCGCGCCGCAGGATTCGCATTCGTACCACGCTTCGGCCACGTCGTCCGTCGGCGTCTCGCGCACGGATTCGGCGACGCTCGGCGCGGCGCAGTGCTGGCAGGCGCTGGGCACGCCCGCTTCGTGCAGCTCGGTGATCGCGCCGCAGTCGGCGCAGGCGTGTTCGCGCCGCAGTTCCATCTGCCAGCGCATCTGCGCCCAGCGCAGCGTCTGTTCGTGGGTGCAGTGCGGGCACGCCAGGTAGTAGCTGCCGCGCGTGCCGCGCTGGTAGCGCCGTTCGATGCGCGAGCGGCCTTTGATCTTCGGCGAGCTGCAGGCGAAGCGCTTGGCGCGCGCGCCGAACTGGTCGGTGCGCTTCTCGGCCAGCGTGCACGGATCGCCCTCGCCGTCGACGTCATCCGGGTAGGCGTCGATCTCGTCCATGAAGAGCGCGCGGATCGGGTTCGATCGCAGCCCCGGCCCGGAGTTGGCGCCCGACAGAATCAGCAGCCCGCCAGGGTACTCTTTCATGAAGAGCGT